CACCCCAATAATCACCTTGCGCAAATGTTGGCGAAACAAATCTTATTAAAGGAACTGAACCAACTACACCTCCATTCCAATCCCACTCCTCTACTGCCATATAAGTTGAACCATCACCAATTTGTGAATCAAAAGCCATTGTGGTGGTCGCCAGAGTCGAGGTGCCGTAAACAGTTAAGCCATCACCATCAATTTGCACTCGGTCTTCATATTCAGTATGGAAAGTAATTGGTTGGTCTTCAGCCGTCATTAATGAGATTGGCCCTAAACTATTGAATATGTAACCTTGATAATTCTCACCTGGAGAAACAGCATTATCTGTATAATTTGAGCTACCATAACCAATATCAAAATAACTAAGGCTTTCATCTTCGTCATTATTCATAATGAAGTCAGCACTAGCCGCTGTTCCAGCATTAGTGTTAATCATGGTCGTTGATAGGTAGCTATCTAAATCTCCCTCAATATCTAGGAGGTAATTGTCATAAATTGGCACGGAGACGACAGATGAACCAATATGTGTATAGCCCATTAAGGCGGTGGTGCTAGCGACTGTTAAACCAAAACCCGTATTAGGAGTTGTTGTGCCAATACCCACCTTAACGGCTTGACCGCTACCATTTGCCCCTCCAAGAATTAAGCAATTTTCACAATCGGCTTCAACGTTATTGCCGATCACCACAACATTATCAGAAGATGAGGAGGTTAAAGCAATGTCAGCCCCAATACCAACAAAGATGTTGTTATCACCGACAGCTTGAGCGCCAGCCTCAAAACCGATATAGGTATTACCGTCACCAGTGCTTTTATCACCAGCCTTATATCCAATCCCAACATTACTATGACCAGAGATATTTTTTTGCATTGAATAATAACCAATAGAGGTATTGTTATAGCCATCTTCATTTAGAATCAAAGCCCAAGAGCCAATAGCGGCGTTCTGATAACCTGTTGAATTTGAAGTTAGGGCAGAGTCACCGATTGCCTGATTGTCATTCCCAGTAGTGTTTCCATTCATAGAATTGTAACCAATTCCGATATTACGAGAACCACCGTCATTGTAGCGAAGTGCATAAGAACCTAAGGCGACATTATTCGTGCCAGTAACACCCTCTCTCATGGCGTAGCGTCCAACAGCAACATTACCGTCACTTGTGGTCATTCTTCGTAATGCTTGATAGCCAACTCCAGTATTACCTTCACCAGAAGTCAGGTCGTGTAATGTCCAATAACCTGAACCGACATTATATCTTCCAGTCGCAGTTAAGTTGCCAGCATCACCAAAGAAGTAATTAAATTTAGTCGTTGAAGCAAAGGCGAGATTAGTGCCATTGTATTTATAGTAACTACCGGCTGGCACTTCCATATTTTGTGAAGCCAGAATATCAATAGTCGAGGTGGGGGTGAGTTTTCCACCAACGATATGCCAAGTTAAAGTATCTAGTAAATAGGTAAAAGTGGGGAGACCTAAAGTGGAAGTAGCCACAGGAGTATAATTACCAGTCGATAGTCCAGCTGGGATTTGACCATATTGAGTAGCTTGCGGAATTGAGACGTTAATAGCCACCGCCCCTAAAGGAATTAAGAGTAAACCTATTAAAATATACTTACGATAATCCATAAACATCACTTTGTGGGGGAATTGTTAATGTGGCTGTGAGTGTTCCAGCCGTCCACGTCCAAATTGTTTCCCCTAATTTATTGGTCTCCTGATAGGCGACCCCATCAGTAATAATAACAGAGGGCTTTTTAGTAAAGGTAAAGTCTGCATTTGCCCCATCAACCGTTCCTGTTGCCACCAAAACTGTGCCTGCAACACTGTCGTTGCTGACAGTAATGTCGTTTCTGCCAAATTCCCGTGCATAAGTTAAAGTTATACCCGTGCCAGCGATTAGGTTGACCGTATTGACTAAACCCTTTTTTTCACCGTCAACATAAAGGTATATTCCCGCTCGGCCACCGATCACCCGAACTCCACCGTTTTTATTCTTGTCAACCTTCTTTTCAAGGTCGTCAAGTCCCCGAATTGCTTTTTTATCTAGTCGTTCTTTACCTTTTAAATCTTCTAGATTATCTCGGATTTTTTCGCCTGTAAGTGGTAATTCTTCTTTAATCTGCGGAATCGTAGGGATAAGTGGTTTTAATGCGTCCTGAGCGATTTTAGAGGCCAATTCGGCCGTCCTCAAGGGGTCTGCGTCCTTGCCGTCCTTGCCAGAAACACCTTTTTCCCCTTTCGGGCCGATAATTGATTTTCCATCTCCACCCTGAAGACCTTGAGGGCCAACTGGGCCGACAATCGTATCTCCTTTGTCCCCTTTGTCTTTTTCCTTTAAGTCGTCAAGATCACCCCGCAGTTTCTTAATTGCGGTGGCTAGGACTAATTCTTTAAGTTTTTCTTTGGGAATACTCATCGTGAAAATATACTTTCTAATGATGGGCGACTACTTTTCCCCATCTTATTATTTATTGTCTTTTTTGTTGAGGTTGCATATTGGTCTGTGTAAATATCAAATTCTTCATCAGACATCTTGTCTAATTTGGCAATGTTTTCATCGCTGGTGATTGTTCCAGTTATTTCATATTGCTCCTTTATACCCTCCCTTCTCTTTTGGTTTTCAAAATAACTGATTGATTCTTCGGTGGCATAAGGCCCGAACAGAATAGATTTAGCTTGGTCAAGGTTGTTTTGTATATCGAGATTCTTAGAAGTATTACGAACAAACGGTAAATCAACTTTTGCGGATGCCTCTATTCCCTGTAACGACTTTCTTAACTGGTTTCCACCATAAGGTAAGAGTATGTTATACGACCACTTTTCTGAAAGGTTTTTAGTTGATTTTTCTTGTTTATCACCAGTCCCAACAACAGCGTTAATAACATCCTTCACAAATTCAGCAACTGGGGGTAGAGAATTAAATTTAACACTACTCATAAACGGGATATACGAACTGATGGTTTCTTTTGAGGTGTCAAGTAATTGCCCGCTAGTCAATTCGCCCTTGGCAAAACCAACTGAATCATCAACGAGACTCTTGACATCATAGGGTTGGCGACCAAAGGTATCTTCTGATATAGAGTCAACCAGATAGGCAGAGGTTAGAAAGACCATAAATTGTTTAAAGAAATTCTTAACACTCTTGGGATTTTTTTCATCAAACTTAAAATCTTTTCCAAAGTCTCTCTTAAATAGCTCCCACTGGTTCATCCCATAAGTGCCAAATTGACCAAGTGTTTTACCCTCAATGGTATTTAGAAATGGTGGTAGGGCTTCCTTGAAATAATTAGCTTGGGTCTTGCCAGCCATAATGTCAGCAAACTCCATCGCCTCGGCTGGTTCTAAGCCATCCATAAGACCCTTACGGTAAAATGCTTGGTATGAAGCTCCAACGGTAAATTGGTCGGCAGTTTTCATAATGCCAGCCGTAAAGTCCCTCCCTAAATCAACTGCGAGTCTTGTCCGAGCCGAGGTATTTCGTATCTTGTTGTGTTTACCAATCTTAATGAGTAATTGGTCAATAAGACTATCTCCGAGACCAATATCAATATCTAAATCACGTAGGGCTTTTGTCCGAGATGATTTATACATATTAGTTAGACCAGGGATGTATGAGCGTAATTGGCTACCGATTCCATAAAAAGTATTGACTGGGCCAGCTAAAGCAAAGACCTGTGGAAATGATGTCAACTGCATCATTGTCGTTGATAAATTGCCAGCAATAGTGTTAGCCCCCAATGTGCCACGAAGGGCAGATAGTGCTCGTTTCGCAACTGGACTTAGAAATGATGGGGGTTGTCGTCCAGCAACTTGTTCGGTATTCCATAATCTTGTAAACTCTTTCGCGTTAGCGGGCAAAACATCTTTAAGAGCTTTATTTTTTGCAACATTTTCGGCTTGATAGATATAACGTAAGGCGTTTGAAAGATAGGCATTAAAAGACCTAGTAATACTTGGGTCAGATTCATATTCTCCCAATCGTTGTTTGGCAAACTTAAAGATTGGTTGACGAGCATCTACATATTGAGCAACCCCAGTCAATCCCTCCACTTGTCGCTTGGCGGCATCAAAAGCCCTAGCATCAGTCCAATCTGGATGTGCGTCTAGTAATTCTGACTTTAAATTACTAATATGGCGTTTAACCGAGATCCTTTCCATTCCTCCAAACAATTCTGATAGGACATTAATTTCGTTTATGTGAGTAATATAGTCTTGTCTTTTTTGGAATGGCTCAATGCCAATTTTTACCCTAGTCTCATTTAAACGCTCAATCAGTTCGTCATATTTACCTCTTATGTATTTAGCGATTTCCTTGGATTTTTCAGGAGCATCGGTGATTTTCTTTTGAGCAAAGAGTGAAGCATCACGGTCAATAGAGCTTCCCTCTAAGACACGAAAACTCCCCACCTCGTTTTTAATGATACTTCCCTCATCTGCCATTTTCCTAGCCGAGTCATAAACTGGTTTGACAATCTCTCGATATGTCCGACCACCAATTCCACCATCTAAGAACTCAGCCACCCTTTCCATTGTCATTGTTGCGTGTCGGAAAACAATCGCTGGGCTTATGTCTTTTTCTTGTAAATTCTCCTCAGCATACTTAGCAAAGTCCTTCCATCCTTCAGTTTGCTTGATTTTACGAGTAGTTAATAGGTCACTTGCTGGTTCTGGTGGGGTAGTAGAGACATCTTTAACAGTATTAGTGACATCTCTGTTTTCCACAACTTTGTATATTTCATTATTGACCTTTGTCTCATTTATTGTATCATTAACATATGAGACTTTTTGAACTTCTGGGGTTGTATCTGGCAATCGTGCTACTGGCTGTCTTTCTGGGAGCTTAATCCCCTCCACAGTCTTCTCTAGTGATGGTATTTCCGCTGATGTTTTTATCTGGCGGACTTTTGGTGTAAAGATTTCTTCTAATGGTTTAACCTCTTGTGCCTTATTATAGATGTCAGTGAGTGTAGTATTATTTTCTTTTAAGTAATTATTTACTTTCGCTAAACTATGGTCTGGGTTATAAACTACAACACCTTGATTGTTGCCAGAACTGTCCGTTACTGCCTCTTTCGGGTCAAATAATAAATCTTTCGTCTTAACCTTAAATTCTTTAAATTTGGTTCCGTATGCTTGAGCAACACCTTTATTTGTCGTTAGGTATTCTCCATCTCTCAATTCTCCACTAACTCTTTTCCCCCCTCCACGATATACTATTATTTCTTCAGGAACTTTTCCATCAGAGAAATATGCTTTTATATTTTTTGCATCTTTAGCAGGAACATATTTGAGTATATCTGTATTTCCTCTGTCATATCCACCACCTTTGTCAAATGTTCTTATCGCGGGTCTATTATCTAGGGAATTAACAAAATTATCCATTCCAATGTCAACCCCATCTGGTCTGCTTTGGCTTCTTGTTGATACATTTCTATTAAAATCTTTCACAAACTCCTCCGCACTCTTATACTTCCTTGCTTCTTGGATGAGGGGAGATGGTTTTATAGCAACCCCTTTACTCGTAACTGTGGGTAGCTTGGTTTCAAGGGCTTTAGTAACGACACCTGTTGGGGCTCTGGTTGGAGCTTTAGGTTTTACATATTGAAACTTAATCTTATTGATGGCCGTATCAACTTGTCGAACATTCTTTAAATCCTTAAAGATAGTGGCAAACTTCGTGGCCACATCATCTGTCATTTCAGGAACTTCCTTTTTAATAAGTTTGGCAATAACTTGAATATCGCTAGATTTGGCGACTTGTTTAGCCACGCCCGTTAAAAGTTTTCGTTGTGGGGCGAAACCAGCAAATCCTGCTGCCATAATTGCACCCTCTCTGGCTAATAAAACCTGTTCTTGTGGGGTAGCAGTTTTTAAAATTTCCCTCTCTCCTCTAGTTGGCTTGCCAAGTGTAGCAATCGGTAAACCAAATCTGTCTAATCTTTTTTTCGGTAATCGGGTGGCACGACTTTGAGCTAATAAATCTCTTTGTCTTTCGGCTGGGGAACGAAACCCCGTTATCTCTTTAAGAAATCTCTGGGGAGCAGTTTCTTGCTCAAAGAATAGTTTATTTACCGCACTAGGAATACCCCTAACTGTGTTAAGGAAAATATCAACAATATCACCACCACTTTTTTGACGTGGAGTAGATAAAGCCGTAGTGTCCAGAGTTCCCTGTCTTTTTCTGGGTTGTAGTGCTGATAAATTTAAAGCCATTTTATTTCAAAAAACTAATAATCTCCTCTATCGGATAACCGAAGTCAATCGCACTTTTAATCTGGCTTAATTGTGCTTCATCAGCCCTTTTAAAGAAGTCATTTACATCACGAGTCTTATGTCGCCACCACCTAGAAGTGCCAGCCCAATCTGATAGCTTTTTAAGCTCTACCGTTGAGAGTTGATCTCTAATTGCTTTCTCGTCTTTTTCTTTTTGTTCACCAGTCACACCCACTCCCCCTATTGAATTTGCTCCCGCTTGTAATTCTTCTTTGGTGGCATTTGGATTGTCCGCAATATATTGATTTAATTGTGACAAAGTAAAGCCAAATGGGGGAGTCCAGCCATAACTTCGTCTAAATTGCTCAATTTGACCAATGCTCATTGGCTTCTCACTTGAAACTCCATCGCCTCCACCGCCACCAGGAGCTCTAAGTTTAGCTAATTGAGCCTGTTTAAGCTGCCTATCTAGTGGATCTTCTGGCTTTGCTAAACTAATTCCCCTTTGGGCCATCTTGGCCTGTAAGTCTTGAGCTGTTACCCCCTCCTTATTTGCATAAGAGATAATATCTGCTGGTAATTGAATACCCCTATCTAATGCGACATTTAATAAGTCATACTTTCTTTCGTCATCTTGCTTTTGTTGGTTTAGTTGGGCATTCCGTTCAAATTGTGCTGTCTCAAATTGTCTTTGTTCGGCTTTATTAAATAAGTCTTTGTTGTTTTGATAATTCATTTGGGCAATTTGGAGCTGGGTTTCTAGTGGTTCGTATTTTAAAGCAAGTTGGGTTTCGATTGATTTCATTAAAGAGTTAGCATTGATAGAAGTAAAAGCATTCTGCATTTCTAGGTTAGTTATTTTGAAAGCATTACGAGTATCTATATCATTATATATACCCCGAAGTCCGACTTGGGTCATGCCAGGGACTTTACCTAGTCTTTCTTTTTCTTGGTTAGTAGCATTCCTAAGAGCTAAAATCTCGGCATTATTTTCCGCAATTTGTTTATTTTTCTCATTTAAACCACTAGATTCAGCCAAAGATAGACCTTCTGCTCTTTGACCACCTATTTGGGTCATTAAATTGGTCACTTCTCCAAGACTAGCTTGTGATTCTGCTTGTTTGGTAGCCACATCTTGATTTAATTCAGCCAAATTCCCCGATTGAGCCACGACACTTGAAGCGGTAGTGGAGACGGGGGCTGAAGCTAAGTTCATCGGTTGGGTTTGAGCCAAACTTTCCGACGAAATAATAGGTGTTTGACTTGCAAAAGATTGAGCTGATTGTAGCCCTTCCTGAGAAAGAAACTGGGGATTAACGGAGTAGTTCTCACTTAGTTTAACTAAACCCTCTTCGCTTTTTTTTAGTGGTGGCATATTATTTATTATTATTTTATTGGTAATTGGGTTGCTGATAAAGCGACTAATTGATTAAGTTCGGGGTTATTTCCTGTCCCCCTTAATTCTAATTTAATTTGTAACTCAGCTGATGTCTTACCAAGAGCTAAGACCTTTTCGGTGATATTTTGAGTATCTATTGTGGCAAGTTTTGTCCAATTATTAAATCTTACTTTACCTGTGCCGGAAGCTGGGCAAATTGCTTCGTCTAGAGTAATAGTGTAAGTATAAGTCCCAGAGACAGCCACACTTGAAATATGAGCTGATTTTCCAGCTCCTGAAGCCATGATTATTTCCACCTCATTGCCGACATCTAAGATATTGGTTGTAGTTTGAAGATCAGTAGCAGAGGTTATGGTAAAAGTCGTAGTTGATGTATGAGTGGCTGAATAAATGGCTGGTAAGTCTTTATCTTTTTGGGTGCGGTATTTAACAATTATCTCGTCGGTAGCATTGTCTAAATCCTTGAATTTTACCCATAACTTCTGCCAGACATCCTTAATTTCAAAGGATTGAAGCCAAGGGATAACAATTACCCCAGTTTTAGCAATAGTATTAGGTAATTCGTCATAGAAAATGGCGTGCTTTAGAGTTGTGGCATCGTCAGTATAGACAGAAACCCCAGCTAATAATGCCGCCTCTTTACTTTTAGTTTCCCACAATGCCCCAGCATAGCCAATCGTATTTTGACCACTATCTAATGCACCTGCGGTATCTAGTGTTGCCGAATATTTATGATAAAGCCCAACATTCTCGTCATATTCCCAAATACCTGATGGCTCGTTCTCAATTAGAGTAGTATAATCCGTAGCTTCATCTAAAAGGTTATTTATTAAAAGATTGATATTGCCGTCAATTAGTTTCATTCCGTTAGGGTGAATCCACTTGTCATTATTATAAAAAACACCGGTAGCTGTTAATTTCAACATTGAAAATGTCGTAGAATGGGGAAGTCGTCCATTAGGAGCTAATACAAAACCTAAACCATTGAAATATTTAAGCGAACCATCAGAAGTTACAATCCAAGGAACATCATCTTTCACAAGACCTGCGAATGCTCCAGTTGCCCCAACTTTATAAGCTCTAACTGTTCTCTCACTTACTCCGTCCCACTCATAAACTAAACCCTCACCACCAGTAGTGTTTACTGTTCCGACCCAGACCCTTGTTGAACCAGTTTTAATCCATAGAATCTTATCTATAGCTCTCAAAGTAACTTTAGCTTTAGTTTCGTAAGTATCAGTATAAGGAGAAACAATCGTGCAAATTGTATTCCCGTCAGAAATAGCAATGGTTAGGTTAAATAAGGTTTCCATCATATGAGAACCAGAGGCATTTGAGAAAGTTTGACTTAATGTAGTTTTCCAATAACTAACCCAATCAGCTGTGGTTGAATCATTTAAGAAGTAAATGTCATCGTGAGTGGAAACAAGAAGTCCATTAGGGGCAACAATCATATCTGATGATTCATATTCTAGGTCAGTTGGTGAACCACTTATCGTATCTTTATCGAAGATAAGAGTAGGTTTAGTTGGATTACCACCTGTTTTGAATAGGGTGGTATCACAAACAGCCCAATAACCCTGAACCCCACTATTTTTAGTATGAAAGAATTTTGCAAAAGCCACTACACGTCCGATGTCTGTATGAAGACCATCAACACAATCATCAGCAACATTTACAACCAATCGTGGACTAACTCTTAATTTTCCCTTATTACTCTTAGTGTCAAGATTCTGTGATAACCAAATGTTACCGGCCACATCACCATCGTTGGCTTGGCTAAACTTTCTTTCATCATTTGGTATTTTGAATCTACTCATAGAGTAACTTATATCTTGTTCCCTTATAAACTAAAGTCAGTGTACCTGCGACTTTTGGTAATTTACTTTGGTCAACTACGGTAATGTTTTGTGGACCACCAGTTAAACTTATAACTTTTGTCGTAGCAGAAGTGTCAAAATCAGCAACTATAACCGAATTTTCAAAGAAACGGTCTTTCATTCCTTCGGAAAAGGAGTAATTAGAACTCTCCTCAAGTTTTTTGGTTCTTTCTTTTAATTCATTGATTTGTTTTTGTAGTTCGTCCATTTGTTATAGTCTTTAGTTGTCTATTTAAATACAATTGCTCTTAAAGTTGAAGTCCCCACTGTATTGTGTGTATGCGGTCCAATCTCAATCTTATTAACTGAGGCAGTTGTGTTTTTCCAAACAAATTGACCAATTATTGAATGGACGGGGTCGTTTGTACTATTATATGTCATTCCACTAACGATTACTGTTTTAACCGAGGAAGTTGAATTAACAAGAGAAAGTCTATAAGAACAAAAATTGTCACACTGAAGTGAAACTGCCCCGTCATTATTCGCAGCCCCACCAGTAGCAACACTACCTCCTGTTAAGATAGAAATATTCCAAGAATAAGTAGATGTATCATCACCGTTAAACCTCACCCCGAATACTGTGTTTTCAGCACTGGGACGGGTAGATGAAGCATTAAATTCAAAAACAGTGGAAGTCCCAAAAGGAATACCTGATAAGGTTGTTGTCCCATAACCAGCACCATTAAAAACAAAAGTATCACTAGAAGTTGAAACAACTTGAGTATAATTTTCTACCCGAATATCATTGTCCCCGACAAAGATAGGGTCATTAACATCATCAGCCGTTACTGATAATTTACCTTTACCAGCGAGAGTTGGGGTTGAGGATGAGACCCCTGCCGAAGTTTGAGCATTAACATAATCATAGTCACAAAGCTCACCTGTGGCGGCGCAAGAAACACTTGATTTTGGAACGACACTAAAGGTTGGTTGAACATAGGTTTTAACCATTGTCGTTGATGAGTGAACATAAGAATTGACCGAAGCATCAAAATCAGAAACCTGAGAAGAAGTAACATCTAATGTTGGAATTGAAGTCGTGGCGACTAAGGTACTAACGATATAATCCAAGGAAGTAATAATTGCTGAGCCATCTGCCCCGATTTTATCTTCCAAGGTGTTTGCCCACGCTGAAGTGATAGTATCCCCAGAGCTCCAATTATTTAAGGTTGTTGGAAAAACGTTACCTGCTCCCAATAATTTAGGAATAAAACCCAGTTTTGCCTTGATAGAAGTAATTAAATTACTAATAATTCCCTCATTAACGTCCATTCTATCTCTATCAAATTGTCCGGCAGAGGCAACGCTGGTTAGAAGGAGGGCTAGTAAAACGAATGTGACTAAATATTTCATATACTTTTGTCGAGATTAGTCCAAACATTGAATTTTGCGTTATCAAATGTTGCAATATCAAAGAAAGCACCACTGCTCGACTTACTTAAATTGGTAATAGTTGACGAATTTTTTGCTTGATTTGTCCAAGTGTTAAATTTGGCAGTGCCAAAAGCAGCGATGTCAAAGAACGCCCCACTGCTATTTTTTGCTTGATTTGTCCAACTAGACATAGAGTATTTTTTTAGGTTTCATAATGTTTCTGACATCTTTTTGCCTAGTTTCAAAATAGGTTTTAATTTCTTCCTCCATTTCTTTAGTGTCTCGCTTTAATCTATCAACATTAGTCAAGGAATTATTACGAGCATAGATATAAGATGGTCGGAGGACTAGATATTCATGGTAAAGGTGAGCAAAGCCAAGGACTTTTGCTGTATCGGTAGTTAGAAAACGAGTCGCTTCACGACTGATAAAGACTTTTAATCCTGCTGTATAACTAAAATCAGGAATTGGCTCAAGTAAAATACCGTTAGCAGTCTTGTCGTAAGCATAAGGAGCTCCCGTCAAGTCCCGTCCATCAACAATCCCCACATCGCTATCTGGTGTTTGTTGGTCAATCCGTTTCAAGTCACCAAAGACCCCATTTTCATCAGATACCATTACCCTTTCAATGTCCAAAATGTAGTTTCCGTCCTCATCGGTGGAAAAGGTGTAATCTCTTTGCCCAGAAACTATATTGGCAAAGATAATCGGATAATCGGTGTGATTGGCGTCATCTAATTGCCATGTTCCGCCTCGTGGGAACATAAAGCCAAGAATTTGGTCAACGGTTGTATTGATATTACCTGTAAATTGAGCTAGTAAAGTAGTGTTGTCACTAATTCCAGCATCATCAAAACCACAGGTTTCTTCAATCTTTTGGATAATCCCGTTTTTGTTTGTTGTATCGCTAAACTGTATTGACATAATTATTTTTTATTTTTAATTTATCCAGCTTTGCCTTGAAGAATTACGTTATAAACTTCAAAGCAAAGGGGATAAACTACTAGCTCTAGGCAACTAGAACATCAAAAACCAAACCCGCATGAGCGGTTGGTGTTAGGTGTCCCACATCTACTCGAGAGTAGAATGCTTTACCTGAGAGGAAAGAGTTAGTGTCTCCAGCTGGGAAGTCAATCGTATGAGCACGACCATAAGTTCCTCGTAGGATACCAAGTCGTTGAATTTTCTTAACTCCAGCAAAAACGTGACCAGAAGTGTGGTCATTTGACCAGTAGTGATCACAACCTAGGTAATGCAGACCTTCGACAGTCCCATCTTTGAGAGCTTTGTCGGCAGTTTCAAAACCATTAGCTTGAACAAAAGCTTCGAGAAGCTCGAAGTCAGCGGCACGCCAGACGAAGCCAACGCCATTCATATTCATCTGAGATTGGCCATTAGATTCACGGATTTCACGCTTAATACCACGGATAATGTCATCAATGTTGGAGGCGGAAACGGTAATGTTACCAGCACCACCGCCAATAGAGGCATTATCGAAGTTAGTCCAAGAAGCGTGTTGAGACAAAACAGCACCTTCAATGTATTCATTGAGTAAAGCACCAATTCGGTCAAAGAGTTCAGCTGGTTTTGTCCATGGTGATTGAGCTAGGTCAGCAAAATCAACAAACAAACCTAAGTCTCGACCAGTTGAGATTGTTAAGGTCTCAGCGGTTTCAATGAAGACTTGCATTTCATGACCAGTACCACGAGTTACAGACTGGACAGAAGGCGTGGTTGACATATACGAAGAAGAAATGACCCGAGTATCGGTGATTGTGACATCACACATCTCCTTCCAAGTAGTTGGATGGTCAAGTCTATCTTGGAGAATATCCTCGTATAGTGTGGAGTAGGTTATTGTATTTGAGTAAGCCATTAGTAATTATTCAATCTTAATTCTGATAAGACCAGATAATTGTTTGTGACTTTATTCGTTGTAGAATTTTTTTCCACTCTTGGTGTTAGCCATCATTGCTCTCGCAATCTTGGCACGAGCTTTCCTGTCGGGGACATCGGTTACTGTTGGCGGGACGCCTTTAGCAATCCAATACTCGGCAGTATTCTTCGTTTGCGGGGAACCAGAGCTTCCTCTAATTTCGGAGGTGGCAAGTTCGTTAGATTTCTGAGTTCTCATTCTCTCAAGTTTTACTTTGAAATCCTCATCATCAACTAGCTTGTCAATCTCTACTCCCCATTTTTTAGCTGTGGAAAGAGCAAATTCTACTTCATCTTCTGCGGTAATTTGAGCCGCTCGAAGGAAAGTCTTTTCTAACAAATTATTATCTGGTTGTTTTTGGTTTTCTGTAGGAGTTTCTTCTTTGGATTCCTCTTTGGGCTTTTTCAAGTCCTTGATTTCCCTTTTAAGTGAGCCAAGAGTTTGATTTAGTTTCTCGTAATCCTCTTTAGGAACGGAGACTTTCTCTGACTCGTTTCCTTCTCCTTCTATTTCGTTGTTTTCAGACTCAACGATATTGTCGTTTTCATTATCCATAATGATATGTTTTTTACTTGATTTATTGAACGGTTAATCATAAACGCACTTCACTTTTGAGGGGTGTGATAACCCCGTTAAGTTAATTTGTTAAGTTAATTTTCGATAAACACAGCACTACAACTTCCCGTAAGGTAAGTGCTTGTATATTTTAGTATTCCTGTTACACCCCAAGTAACATAGGTATTTGGTGGCAAGATATTATTATCCACTACACCAACATAGTTGAAGTTCCCCCTTGAACCTGAAGCTAGCAAATTTGTGACTAGAGCGGTTGCTGATGAGGTTGCGTTCATTTGTGTTGATGTCGCAAGTACCCACTCCGTTGCCGTTGAAGTAGCAACATCAATATTTATCGAGGCAAAAGCAAGTGATGATGTCGCACTAGGCGAGATAAACGAGCAAGGGGTTGATGTTGCCTTGTAAAGAGCAGAGTTTGCGTAGTGGGTGCAAACACCAGCGTAACATTGGTAAGAGTTTGTTGACTCTGGACCTGGGTTTGCTCCGACCATTTTCTCTACAATGGTTTGTCCACCATCACTAATAGGTAAGACACAACCAGCAAGAGCGATGACGGCGATAACCACTAACGTTATAACTAAATTTTTTGTTTTCATAATTATTTTATTAATCTTATAATTTTATTTTTTGACCTTTGTAACTTTTTTTAACTTTTCCTCCTCCTCTTTCACTTCATCTTTGATTTTTTCTTTCTTTTCTTTAACTTTTTTCTCGACCTTCTCGATTTCTGATAATTCATCGAGCTTATCTTTGAGCGAGGACATACGAGCTTTATTCAATGTAGACATGTTATTAATTGTTAAACTTATAATAATTTATAATACTAACGCCAAGTAATTGTTGTCGATCCAGTTCCACCTCCAAAATCAACAAGGAGTCCGTCACTAAAATTACTATCGATTGGATAAGAATTAGGGGTCGCGGTCGTTTGGAATGAAGCTAATGTGGTCGTTGCCGCCTTAGTTCTCTTGGTGGCATCAGTAGTGGTCGCATCATAGAAGGTTATTGCGGCAGGATTAGTCCCTGTAATAACAACATTTGCCAGTGAACCATGACCAGTCTTTAGAACAGAGTGATTTAAGAACGAGGCTGAAGTGGTAGTTGAGTTGTATTCATTTCCCTGAATAACACTTCCAACAGCCTGATTGGTTGAGACTAAATAACCAACTCCAAGACCGATTATACAAATGAGAGCGATGGCTATAATGTATTTCTTCATAATTTATAATTTACTTAATAATTTAATAATTTTTTAATTACAGACCAATTTGGCCTGATGTTTTAACATTTTCTTGTGACTGCTTGTATTTCTGTAAATCTTTCCAACTTTCCTTTAATAAATCAATGGCAATGCGTGAGGCGGCTAGATATTGGACATCTTTGGAATTTCCACTCAGGAATGAGTATAGTAATTCTTCTTTGACGGCTTCAGACATTGCTTCGTCATTGAGGAATTGCTGGATTTTTGCTGTTTTTAATTCGTTTTTCATGCTGTTTTTATACTTGTTGTTAGTTAGGTTGGGCGTTAGCTATTGCTAATTCTGGGGTTGCTTGGGATTGCTGAGCTTGTGGTTGCTCCAGAGACATTGTTTGAGCCTTGGTTAGTGAGGCAAAGTCAGCTGGACTTAAACCAGAGAATTCTAGAATGTCATCAAAGGCTTTGGAAAGAGCTGGAATTTGCATAGCTTGTTGGAAGCCTTGAGGATTGGCGAAGACAAACTGGAAGATTGACAAGATTTTGTCTGATAGGTTGGCAAGGTTCTTCTGTTTTGAGGCGATATTCATACCGACCCTGTTTTCAATGTCCTTAAACTCATCGCCAATTATTTTAAGAAGTCGTCTATTACCTTTTTTGTTAAATGTTTCCATAAAAGTCTGGGTAAGGAAGTCTTGTTGCTCTTTGGTAACGATTCTCCCTTCAAGCATTATTTCCTTTATCCTCTTGTTTACCGCATTGGTAGCCATTTGCTCAGAAATCCATGTCAGCTCCTCATTTGATAGAGTTGATAAGAAGTCTTTACCTTTTTTTATTTCCTTAACCATTCTAGGAATAATATCCCAACGATAAATTTCCTCGATAAACTTGGCTCGTTGTCCTCTACGCCTGTCGTGAATCCCACGTCCTTGAGCCACAGTTCTTTCTTGCCCCCTAAAGGTTGTGCCAGAAGCGGCCTCTTTACCTAAAATCGGGTCAAAGGCTGAACCAGAGAATTGAGCTTGTTCAAACCATTCATTAATACTTTTTTCATAAAGTTGAATATTGGCGGAAGAAGCTGTTGGCACTTGTCTAATTACTTTTCCATCCTCAATCGTAGTGATTTCAAGGTTCTCCATGTCTTGAATCTTATTCTTTTGTGAATAGTTTGGATCGTCAGTATAAAGTGGGACTTTAGAGCCAGCCTCTAACATATTGGTCTTGTGGATGGTTAAGAAGTTCGTCCAAATTTGTGGTTGGACTAAGGTTTCACCAACTCCACGCCCTAAAGCTCGATTATAAACTTCCTTTGAGGTAAAGAATTTCAAGTCTTCTTCTGCTTCCTTGCGATAAAGAGTAACACCCTCCTTTTTGTTATCTTTGTTGGTATAGAAGCCAATAATTTGAATCTGGCTAACATACTTATTTATTTCGTCATTGTCTTCGAGATAATGTTCCGGTAGATCACCCCTAACAATATAAACTTCAATCACTTTACCCGTGACTTCGTTGGCATTAGTATTCATTGTCCCAGAATCTTTAACATCTGTGGCTAGAATGATTAAATCTTCAAGAGAAATGGTTGCTCCATTCTTTTCATCACCCCAACCCACTTTAGACATTGTCCTTAATTTACTTGGTGAGAAGAAGTATTTAATACCGATTGGGCCACCCAACGCATCTGTTTGGTCACAGAAGGCGACTGAATTAAGCGGTAACACTTCTGGTCGTTCTTTACCTTTTTGCACCAATACTCCTCCATATTCAATGTCGCTTTCGGTAATATCATCGATCATTTTATCTAAGTCGTGTTCTTTGGCATAAACTTCATCGTGATATTTCTTGAGCAGGAAGGAAGCCACTCGATCATCTTTACCTTCGACATAAAAAACAATGTCTTTAACTTCAATATCTTCCGTCCAAAAGGCCAGGTTAAGGATTGGTTCCATAATGTTCTTGAACGCTCGGAGCCAGTTGTTTTCCCCAGTAAAGAATAGTCCGTTCTTTAGATGAAAAAGTAATTGAACGTGGTTGCGGAAATTCCAATACCAATTATCACCTACTTGGATTTCATCAGTCTCGAAGGCACTTTCTTCATTTTTTACATAATCGTAAATTGATGAATTTATCATAATCCAAACATTAAACTTACATTTTTAATAGACACCTCTTTTGATATTCCTAAGGTGTTGAATAGTCTATAGGTTAAGGCAGGCATTAAAATCCTCTCCTCTTTTTTCTTCTTACCTTTCTCCACGATTAAAATACACTTACCTTTAGCGTTTCTAATCTCTAGTTTATTAAGGGCTTCAATGAGAGTTGAGCCAGTTGCGGAGTAATCTCTACCAAAAATCTTAGCGGTGACTGTGTAGTCCTCTTTGTAGTCCTCTTTGATTACTTTCTTAGGAACTTTCTTAGGAACTTTTGTCTTTGGCATAAAAATAGCAATTAAGCGTTCACTTAATCGCCAGGTTCTGCCTCTGCGAGTTAATAATTAGTTCCTACAAGTATATACCTATATAATAAAAAGTCAAGTGGTTGACCTAATAATATCCTCAACCATCACCTTTTGCTCTCTCACCACCAAGTAAGAATTGGGTTTTCCGCACTTATCGGCGGTGATTTTAACTTGTTCAAAGGGTTTTAAATCCCTTAAAAGTTTAATCAGGTATTCTTCTTGTAGATTAAGTTTGAGCATTAAGTTTGAGCATTATAATTTAATTCCTAAGTCACCTATATTTGGAAATTTTCCACCTGTTTTAGCTAGGATTTCATCATATTGTTGTAAGGCACCACCTACTCTTTTAGAAACTCTCCCCGCTAATTTCTTATCAACCGCTTTGGCAATAGATTTACTCTCATCTTTACACTTGGGACAATAATAAGCATCTGGGTCGTTGTCCTTGTAATTCTCTTGGCACTTAATGCATGAATGTTGAAATGTTTCGTTTTCTTTTTCCATAGTTATTTTATTAACGCTTTTAATTTGTCCTCTTTGTGTTCGTCGTAGCAGTCAATCTCTAGGTAGTCTTTATCTTTTAAGAAAGTGCTTAGGTTCTCCATCCGCTTGTAGTAAATCTCCTCGGCTTTCTCTCTAGTAATTCCTTTCATCCGCATCAGTGAACCAATCGTGTCTTCCTTTTCCCTAGAACATAAAACTATCTTGGGATTTAGTTTGGCATATTCTTCAAGCAAGAACGCCATGTCAACTATGCCAGGGTCTTTCACTCCCCAAGGTTCGGTCTTGGTCGCTATTAACTTGTCAAATTCCGTCCGCCATAGCTTTAGGGGATATTCTGATTGTTTTTCGTGTAAGCCCATCATAAAGTATGCCATATTTTTGGCTTGAAACTCTTTATCCTCGTAATAACCTAAAGGATTAAATTCATCACCTTGTTGTCCTTGTCCCATATCAACACCTAATTCTTGGAGGATTCTCGCCACTTCACTTGTGCCACTTCGTCCGACACCTAAAACTAAAATCATTTAAGCCAAGTAAATATCTTCTCCCAGTCATCAATCTTCCTATAATCTTCGGTTATTTCTTCACCAGCTTTTATTCTTTTAAGGGTTAAATCATTTTTGTTGTCAAAGTTGGGTTCGTCAGAGTGATTTAAGTAAGCGTTCATTTTGGTTACGGGGTAAAGAAAGTGAGAACCATTGACTACTTGTGGCCATTGACCAAGCAATAGCTCCCTGATTTCTGGCTCTAGCTTCTTAAAGTCCTTAAAGGGGACATCGAAGGCATGGGGAACAGCGTCAAGATAAAGGTGTTGACCTTTGGGGATGTTTCTCATAGCAAATACTCCAATCCCATGAATTGGTGACGGGGCAAGTCTAATCTTAACAATATCGTTTAAGAGGATAATGGCTTGCTCTATCTTCTCTTTCTGGTGCTTCTTGGTGGGTTTAAACTCCACGTAGGGGCTAATTGTTTTTTCTTTTTTATCTTTCTTTTTCATTTTACTTGGAAGTCTTTTTTATTATCAATAATCGTCATCACTTTTTTCCACTCGGTGTATTGCTCATAACTTGTAAATCCCAAATCTTTAATGAAGGCTTGTCGCTTCTTAAACTTATCCTGACATCGCTTACACTTCAGGTAAGCCTTAACGGTGGCGTGCTTGTGATCGGAGAAAATAGCATTGATTAGTTTCTTTTCTACCTTCTTAAAGGTCTTGGGGTCTTTTAAGTTATCTGGCAACCCTTTAAAGACAGGGTTTGGCTTTAACTTAGGGACAGTTTTTAAATCTAATTTGTTCACAATCCGATATTTTTCTTAATTGGCTTTTGTCTTTTGGCAACATGTGGACAACTTGCCCAGCCTTCACGGCAACATTGAGGAATTATCCACTTAATTGTTTTGGGCTTGATAGGTTTAACCTCATCTTCTCTTGGTTCTATTTTAACATTTTCCATACTAAATTTCCAACTAAACTGCTATGTTTTTACGCTCTCGTGGTTGCTGATAAACAATTATATCCGAAGTCTTGTTGTGTAAGGAAGCTATGGCATAAGTGGCGGCGTCCATCGCATGACTCCATAGGTGATTTGGTTCACCTTTAGGGTTGCCGTCCTTATCTTCAGCCCATGAGTAGTTTTCATAAGATTGCCAAACATTAACACTCTTCTTGGTAACGTAAATCTTCTTTTGGGAAGCCACCTTGATGCGAAACACTACACTATCCTTACCTTTTTCAGCTCCTTGAACTTGAATACCGTATTTTCTTTGCTCGGCAATACTTTTAGGTTCGGCACTATCAGCGGTGGTAATAGCTTGGCCGACCTTTTTGATCTCTCTCGCCAAGTATTCGTTAGTTAATTCTGTGCCATAGGCGACTTCGTCAATGATATAAGCCCCATTCCAGTAATAGATTGCTACCGCACAAGCTGGGTCAGGAAACCAACCAAAGTCTTCACCAAAGCGAACCAGTCGTGCTTCTTGAGGAACGACATCAATCTTTTGCCAACCAGTGAATATCTTACCCCTAACTTCTTCTGGGGAAAGACCTTCAATCACTTGCCAGTAATAAGCTGGGTTGGTGTCTTTGTATTCTTGGTAGCGTTCAATCGTATGCTTGTCTAGGTTGGGTTCGTTCTCTCGCCAACTACCTCCGATATAGATAGCGTCCTTAATCTCAGGCTTGATACTTGGAATATAAAATCCTTGTGCTTCGGTGTGTGGTGTTAAGTCAAACCACTTCCTTAATATCCAATGGTTCTTCGGTGGTGTGTTCAGGGTTAGAATAATCCGAATATCCCCTTTAATCGTTCTTAGGGTGTCGTCTAGGGTTCTAAACTCCGCTTCGCCAACTTCTTCCGCTTCTTCAATCCATATAAAGTTATAACCAGCCAGAGATTTAAGCCGAGCGGTTAATGAACCACTAGAAGCCCTAAAGCCATGAGAACGCAAACTATTCTGCCCTCTTTCAATAAACATATCGTTCTCGGTCATTCTAAAAGACTCGGCTATACCTTGCTCTCTGATCCTATCCATGATTTCACTCCAACAGGAAGCCCTGATGTTAGCGTGAGTAGCCCGCATAATTGCTCCACGAGTATATTCCTTACCTAGAAGACTAGAGACGGCAAGACGAGAAGCTGTGCCAGATCGTCCATTACCACGTCCGCCCATGACAATCGCATACCTAAACTTGTCCTTCCATAAAGGTAGGTGTGATTTGTGTATCTCAAAGTTTACTTTTTTATTCTCTAACATTTATTTCTACGCCAGTTACATTGATACTAGCGTCGAGTTCATGTTTTTGAGTAGCTTGACCGTGTAATCTATCCAACACATCTTTATAAAAACGATAATCCTTTTTAGCGTGCTTTAATCCCCCTTTGATTAATTCATTCTCGACATCTTCGGGAGTGATGCCTTCACTTTCAGCTAACTTAATTAAAGCCTCCTTGTAGATAGTCGAATAATTACGCTGACCTAAAGGGCGACCATTGGGATTAGGACATTCACCTGGTTTGAATAGGTTTTTCTTTACTTTTCCTGTTTTTGTTTTGTTTTCTTCCATTTTTATTTTAACTCCCCTTATTACCAGCTCTCAGGGTATTCTTGGATTGGTGGTGGTAAATTCTCCTCTAATAACTTTTCGTAGCAGTAACGGCACAAACAAATTCCGCCATCGCAGTAAAAAGGAAGTCGTCCTTTTTCATAATTGTCTTTACATCGATTGCATTTCATATAAAGAAATTTCAAATGAATCCTTTAGGCTCTCAACTTTAGTAACTTGTATCCTCATTGCGAACCTATCATCCTTAATTATACCTGATTTTGTCAAAATGTCCATTATTGGTTTGATAATGTTGTCGGCATCGCTCAATTTATTCTTACAATAGAAAATTATATCGACTTCAAACTCCCCATCAAACTTAATTCCGCCATCTCTAGGTAATAAACACAATAAATCCTTTTCGTATTGGAGATAATCCTTAGTCCGGAACCTTCGACCACCGCGCCACGCCTTATTAATTGACATCGGCTTTAGATCAATATTCATTCTCAGCATCTTTTGGCTTGTTTCCGCCTTACCGACTTTTCTCATTCTTTTTCATCAAAGCGTCAAAAACACTTTTATCTTCAACGTATAAAGGACACTCTTGACTATGGCCTTCTTCAAATTGGCAATTACATTTTGGTTTCTTTTTCATTTTAATTTTTTCTCTAATCTATTAAGTTTTACTCTAAAACCCCAACATTCTATTACTAGAAATAATATAACCACATTTTCGATAATTTCATAAATTTCATTCATAATTTCATATTTTATCCCCCAAAGATTATCGCTCTCCAAGGTCGTAGGATTGATTCCCTATAATTCTCATCCCAACCAAATCTTGCCCGCATTTCGGTATCCAAGTAATTACAAGGTAAGTCCGAATAAACTTTTATATAACCGCAGGGGTGCATATAACCCATAGAATGAGAGCCACTTGATTGATTTGATGTTACTACTGGGGGAGTTACAGGAGCTGGTAGATCAAAGCATTGGTCTTCATAAACGGCAGGGGTTTCAATTATGGCGGGGACATCAATCACTTCTTCATCCCACGCTGGAGTATCAATTACCGTTTCTTGGTGGGTGACGGCTGGGTGATGAACTAGGTCATAATTCCCGTGATTGTGCTGGACTGGAAAATAGGTATCACAGATTTTAATATAATCACCGTGTCCCCAGCCAACATGAACATAGGAAGAATAAGCGGGGGTATCAATAATTGTTTCCTCGTGGGTAATAGCTTCATGGTGGACGGTGTGAGTTACGGCAGGAACGGCAATCACTTCGGGGGTAATTAAAACACTTCTAACTTCTTGACCAGCAGGACAAGAAATTGCTTGAGCAATACCAGCACTAAATAACAAGACGAGAGCCAGAGCTAAGATTATTGTTTTCATAATTATTTATTATTGGCTTTTAACCATTTAATTTATAATCTTAATGTATTCTTTGAAATATTTATAATCTTAATGTATTCTTTGAAATAATTAGAAGGAGGAGTTGTAATACCATCCCAAACAACCCTCCATTCTTCACCATCCCGACTTTCACCAATAATTTGTCCGCATTCTTTATTTCCACATCTTTTATATCCAATTTTAATGGCTTCATCCGTAAATTCACACCAAATTTTCTCACCCCTAATGGGTTTATGGCAATAATGGCAAAACTTTGATAATTCTTTTTTGTGTTTGATTGACATATTATTTATTTCTATTGGCATTTATGCCGTTAAATAGTTAATTTCTAATATCTTGAATAAAACAAATTAACATGAAAATTAACCAAAAGATAACTGCTCCGCAAATTGGATATAGAAAATTATAATTCATTTTTCTTCTTTAAACTTTTAATTTGGCTTTTAACCGTTAAATGTCTAATTCTGGCGAGACCTTGGACTTTAGTTTTTACCTCGCCAGCCCCGTTCCCGAACACGGGCTTTCGGCTAAGAGCGATAGACCTATCACACTTTTGCCTGATTATCTACCTCCCCAACGGAGATGGTCGGATAGAATAGTTGCCTAACTTGTCTTTCGCTAGCAACAAATATGGGCTTTACCTGAATCGAACAGGTTGAGGGTAAGGAACGCGTCCTATCCATCTCCATTTAAGCCCTTAATTTCGCTGGTTTTGTTTGACCTGTCCAGCGAAACAGGGTTTAGGGTTAGCGATTGAGCCTGAGTCTTTGGCGTTTCCGCCGCTTGAAGCACTTGAGACATGACCGGTAGGCGACCCAGAAGTAAGGCTTGCGCCGAAACTTCACACGGTTGCAGTGAGGGCAAATTTGCACGGTAAACACCTCCTTTCATGCGTTTTTCCACTCCTCGCCGTCTCCTTCTTGGTAGCCTTCGCTTTC